AAAAATTTTGCAGTACAAGATCGTCAAGTTGTTCACAGAGTTCTTTTAGATAAAGACGGAAAAGCTATAGATGCTAAAACAGCAGATAAAATTAAACAAGAAGGAAATGTTTACGACGTAGAAGATATAACAGTTACTAGAAATTTAGATGATGGTGAAATTAGAGTTACTTATTACAGTGATAAAAATATGGGAGCAGGAGATGTTGAGCTAATATACAAACCAGGTCAAGCTGATGAAATGACAAAAGGTAAACCACCAGACACTTTTCAAGCAGTAGAAACAGAACCAAGAGTTGTTAATATGGATGGAGACATAGAGTACGATGGAGAAAATTTAGTTAACAATTTAGATGATCTATATTCTGACACTAATAAGTTAAAACAATTTGCAACAGATCAAAAACCTACAATGAAAGAATTTGTAGAATCTAAAAAGAAAAAAGCAATTGTAGAGGAAGTAAACTCAAGCGATGTAGGTGCTACCGAATATTTAAGTAATAAATATGGTGAACCTATTTACGATCTACCTGATATAGATCCACCTGAATTCGCATCAGGTGGTATTGCTAGAATGTTAGGGGAATAATGCCCGGTAATCCTTTTGACAATATTCCAACCCTTAGTGCCATCTACGATGATGATGAAGGTATTCAAGAGTTAGTGGACAGTGGTCAAGTAACTACTGCATCTAATATGAATAGACCTGAACCTACAGCAGAAGTTCAAAAAATAAATTTGTTTAACGATTTTATGTATCGTAATCCAAAAGCCGGTGGCGGTATGTTAGTTAAACCAAGTGCTGATGGATCTAGACCTGGGTATGCTGGAAAAAAAGCAGGAGTAAAAGAAGCAACGACTATTGCTGAAGGAACTAAATTAGCTAATCAATATAATAAAATTATTACTACTGCTTTTGAAAAAGAAGACATGTCTAAAATTCCTTCTTGGAAATCTTTTTTAGAAAGTAAAAACTTAAAACATGCAGGTGTTGGTTTTTACAGAACTCAAGCTAAAAATTTTGGTGTTATAAATGCATCTGAAAAAAAATTTCAACTTGCAGATATATTGATTGAAAGAGCTAACAATAAATTAAAACATACGGAGTGGATGGATATTCAAAAAAAATTATCCAACTTTAGTGAAATAGATACCAGACAGTTTAGAGAATATATAGACAAACTAGATACAAAGGCGGATAAGGCAAGCAAAGCTTTTGATTATTTATTAGATAACGATATTCAATTAAAATCACCTAAAAATTTAAGTAAGACAATGGCAGCGGAGGGTAGTCTTTTAAGAAAAGTTATTTCTGATATCACAGGTGTAAAAAGCTCTAAATCTATACGTCCTGGTTTAGATAGTAACAAGAGATACAACAAATTTATAAAGCAAATAAAATTTGCTAACCAAGGTAATTTATGGACAGAAGGTGAAGGCAGAACTTTAAGTGAAATTTTAGAAAATGCTGACTATAGAATGAAAGGTAATATTAGTTGGACCTCTGATATTAAAGATCCTAAAATAGCTAATAGTTCAAAAAAGAATGTGTTTGATTATGCTCTTAGAAATTTTAATTATCATCAATTAAATAAAACAGGTGAGGGTACAATACAGTTTTATGATAAGAAAACTAATAAACCTATCAATTGGAACACTCTTCCTAAAAACAAAAATGGTTTTAGAACTTTAAAACCAAACAGTGTTTATTTTATAGATGCAAGTATGCCCAATAAAAAATGGGATTTAGCATCAATTGAAGCCGACAGTATGAAATGGTCTAAAGGAACAGGTTCTTCAGGGTTATTCGATGAAGTATTTGAAGCTAAAGACACATATGATAAATTATTGTCTGAAGAAGTTATAAATCCTAAAAATGGTAGAAAAACTACTTTTGGTAAATTAATGAAAGACGTTTATGAAGTAGGGTTTGATAATTTTGGTAATCCATATGCTATAGATCACAAAGATGGTGTTGCAAACAATCCTTTTAAAAATTTAAGAATTGCATCACAAAGAATTAATTCTGCATTATCTGCTTTAAACAGAGATACTACATTAAACAAATATACTAAAGACCAATTATTTAAAGTTTTAAAAGAAGGAACTTTTGATCCTAATCAAAAAAATGTCATAGATACAATTATCAAAGGAACTGCGCCTATAAGAGAAGATGTTTTACTTAAAGGCAAAAAGTTTGATCAAGGTGAATTAGATATGGCAAAACAAAAGTTTTTAACAAATTTAAACAAGAATAAATTTAGACGAGTTTCAAAAGTTTTAGTTGACGCTGCAATAGATGGTGGTTTCGGCGAAGCTGTTCAAAAAATTTGTAGGCGATTAAAAGCTAAAAAAGGAGGCCGGATTTTTTTAAGTAATGGTACCGGTTGTCCTGCAGCAGATCAAGATCCAAAAGGTTTTTTAAGAAATGTATCTGAGAGTCCTGTTCTTAAAAAATTTTTTACATCTAGCGCTGGCCAGAAAGCTGCGGCAGCAGCAGCAAGAGTAACCAGTAATGTTTTAAATCCATCAACGTTGATTGGTGGTGAGGTTGCTTTTGTTTTAGCAGATGGTTTTAATAATTTTAGTAAAGGAATGGATTTAGCTGAGTCTTTTGACAGAGCTTTTATATTTAAAGACTTTAAACAATTTGATAAAAATTTAATCGAGCAAGCAAAAAACCTTGGATATGATGAAAATCAATTAAATCTTTTACAAGAAACAATAAATATAAATAGGTTAGATAACAGAGAAAGAGCTTTAAAACTTGGATTGGATATTGAAAAATCAGATATAAGCGGTTTGACTTCTGATGCAACAATGGGTTTTGAAAATGATTTAAGAAAAACACAAAATCAATTAGACCAATCTGTTGGTAGTTATGTAGATACTTTAGGTAAAATGGGTTTTGATTTAACAAAAGATTCTTCTTATGATGTAGGTTTTAGATATTTAGATAATGTTTTTAAAAAGAAAACTCAAGATGAGTTATTGAAAACTTATGACCAAAGAAAAAGACAAGTAGATCCAACAAGCGGTAAACTAGGAAATATATTAGATCCTATTTTCGATTTAGGAGCGTATACTCAACCTGTGAAATATATGGCTGATATAGTAAATCCATTTACTAAAAATGTTCCTTTTTTATCTGAACGTCAAAGACAAGCAAAATATTTAAAAGAAATGGGTCCGAGAGAATTGTACTTATATAACAAACAAAGAGGATTTACTTTAGATGATATAGAAGCAGGAACATCTCCCTACATAAGAGAAACAATGAATCAACTAGGCACTGCTACAACAGGGCAAGGATTTTTTCAACCATTCGCAGGAGGTGGTATTGCTAAAATAGCTGGCATAGATCAAGGTCCACAAATAACATCCATGAACCCTGATTCAGGGGGCTTGAAAGGTATACTTAAACGTGCTATGAAACTGAAGGAGTAATAAATGGCAGAAATAGAAAAAGGACTCCCGAACACTCGTACTAAACTTGAGATTCCATCAGATGAGGAATTGCAAGAAGTTGCTGTTCAGGAAGAGGAGTTAGATTCAAAAGGACCAGTAGAAGTCGTACCAGAAGAAGATGGTGGCGCAACAATCGACTTTGAACCAGGTGCAATCAATATACCTGGAACAGAAAATCACTTTGATAACTTAGCAGATATTTTACCTGACGATGTTTTAGAACCAGTTGGAAACGAAATGGTTCAAAACTACATGGACTACAAAGCTTCAAGAAAAGAATGGGAGAACAGTTACAAAACAGGTTTAGATCTTTTAGGTTTTAAATATGAAAATAGAACTGAACCGTTTCAAGGTGCATCAGGTGCAACTCACCCAGTTTTAGCAGAAGCAGTTACACAATTCCAAGCACAAGCATACAAAGAATTATTACCAAGTGATGGCCCTGTAAGAACACAGATCATTGGTATAAAAAATCCACAGACTGAACAACAAGCAGGTCGTGTTAAAGATTTCATGAATTATTTAATTATGGATCAGATGAAAGAATACGAATCAGAATTTGATTC